TTAACGTTGAAAAATTACCACTTGTAAAAGAGCTTTGAACATCTGAAGCAATTGATGATGTTGTTATTACGTTTTGTGAACTTACACTATTTTTAAATACAATATTTCTAACAAATAAAGTAGATGTTGTTGTAAATGTGTAAGTAGCTATTAAGGTTGCTCCTGTTAAAGTTAATGAATCATTTGCATAAACCTTTAATGTTTTACTTCCACTAATACCAGTTGGTAAAGCCCTAACATTAATAATTATTCTATCATTCGCTTCAATTGTGCCAGCAGTAATTAACGATGAATCTAAAATAGTTTCTGTAGTTGTTCCTGTTAAAGAAACGTTAACATTATTTTTGTCTAAAGTATAATAAGGGGTATAGCCTAAAACAGTTGTAATGCTTTTATTCTCATAACGAGTTGTAGTTGAGTTCCAAAAAATACCGTCATTGTTTGAAGGACTTGGCAAGTAGCAATCATGGAGCTCCCCGATTTCCCACCCGTTTTGCACCTTACAATAGATTTTACCTTGGTTTGCATGAGCATAAACAACATAGCCAACAACAACTAAATGATTTGGAGCAATAGGCTGTACCTTTGTAAGATTTCCAGGTGTTGATGAACTAAGATAAAGCACATCCCCATCATTCCAAGTTTCACCTTGTAAATCACCTGTAGTATCTATCCCTGTTATCTCACCAATTACTACTATTCTGCCGCTTTGATTATTATCTATATTTTCATAAACAACTCCAATTGTATCTGTAGAATTACCGTTGCTATCTGCTAATGCATAATCAACTGCTAACCTTTGCCCTTGTGCGTCTTGTACTTTTAGAACTTTGTAGCCTGTAGCTAAAAGATTATCTCCTGTTTTATTTACTACAGTTAAATAAAGATTTTCAGGATAACCTGCTCCTCCTTCGGGTACGTAATCTAAATTTAACCATGTATCAACTCCATTGCCTATCTTATAACGTGGTTGGTCTGTGCCTGAATAAAGTACATCTGTACTTAATGCCATTTCACCTGCTAATAAAATAGGATTGTTTGAAGTCCAATTTGCTGATGTATCTCTTCGTAATTGTATCTGTGCTGTTATTGTACTCATGCTTGTATTATGCTATTTGTATAAGTTGTATTTGAAGCTCCACCATCTATTGCACTAACTTGTATTACTGTGTAAGTCTCACCGCCTTTTAAAGTCGTTATAACAGTTCCATTTTGATTTACAATAGTAACTAGGTTTGATGTTCCTGAGTTCGTTATAGTTGAATCAAATGGTATTTGACATCTATCATAAGTGAAAGGTACTTTTAGATTAACATCAAAGTAATAACCTGCATCTTCATCATCAAATCTAGGTTCACTAAAAGGATTTAAAGTAATATTATCACTTACTAACTTCCAACCATAAATAGTTGAGTTAAGCTGTGCAATAATATCTAAACAAATTTGCTGAATATCACTGAATAATTCTAGTTCGTTTTGTTTGCCTTTAATCAATCTATCCATTACATAGATACGCAAAACATGAGTATAGGCATTACCTTGTAATATAGGTGGTTCATAATCAACCCACATTGCAGGATATTCAGTTATTCCGCTAGTTGCAAATTCAATCACACTACCATTACCAAAAGAATTAATTTGATAATGTGCGTTAGCAATGTTATTTAGATTTTTTATTACTTGGTTTAACGTTATCATTCAAAAATTTTTTTAATATTTCAATTTTATTAAAGAGTTTATATCCACTCTTTTTAGTAACGTTTTCTTTTTTCAAATTTTTCTTCATAGCTAAATATTGAACGATTACGACCTAAATAAATACTTTCCTCATATGAATACCCTTGTGGATAAATAGTATCAAAACCATCGCCAGGATTATCATATAATGGGTATTGGTCTGAATACTCAAATAAGTAATCAATTAATCTTTTTGTATGGTATTGTGCTTTATCAGTAACTAAATTCATAAAAGAATTTAACTCATTAAAATCAACACCTGTGCTATTGTCGCTGTTCTTTTTTACAATGTTCTTATTTGTTACCTTATAAGTTAAAAATGGAGCAGCCTCAACCATTACCCACCATTTAAGAGCAGGAATAATATAGTTGTCTAATAAGGTTGTATTTAATGCTGATAATGTATTTGTACTTACTTGGCTAATTATTTCATCGTATAAACCTGAACCTATATAATTTCTAATATGAATTTTTTGAGCTTCTTCAATAGAAATTCTTAAGTATTTTTCATCTACATTAGGATCAACAAATGTGTAGTCCTTAATGTAAGTTGCTGTTAATAATAATACTGTTGCCATTATTTTTTAATTTTTACAACGTTAGCACTCCAAATATGTCTGCAAAACGGTGTTCTTGTTTGACCACCTTTGCGAGTCCACCAACCACCACGATAATTCCAAACATCATATCCAACTATCTTACTAATCTGTTCTATTTGCGCTCTAGAATACATTTTATTTGCATCTAATAGCTTAACACAGAACTCACGAGAATTTCGTTTGTCAGGCTTAACTCCTGCTCTCCATTCGTAGGTGTACATTATCTTATAGTCTTCGGTATCTGTACCTATTTTGTTTGATGTTCTAATAGCTTCGGTTGTTGGTACTCTAATATCTTTTTTTTGTCCGCCTGTGTTTGTTTCTTTAACTTTAATTAGTTCTTCTTTAACCATGTCATTGATTAAGTCTGCAACTCTATCTTCTTTTATTCTTAAAGTATCTGCAATTGTCTTATTATCCATTAATGGGTCTTTATCTAATAGCCCAACAATGTCTCTTTTAATTTGTTTGCTTAATGGAGAAACATCGACTGCAAACTCAAAGCGATTATCCTCGTTCATAAAGGTTTGCTCTATAACCTCATAATTTTCTCTATCGTCTCCAAACATTTTAAAGATTTCAATTACTTCATCAATTTCACTTTGAGAAGTAAAAGAATGATCGCATACATGGTCGCATACATGGTCGTCAAATCTATGTATAGCACTTGAAATAATTGGCTTAACTTCTTCTTCTAATGGAGGTAATCCATACATTTCACGAACCTCATTTTTAGTCATTACCTTAATTTTTTCTTCAATAGGTAACTGCTCTTCAATAGGGTCTAATTCTTTTAAGTAAATACGATTTGAAAAACCTTTTAACTTAAGTAAGTAGTTAAAGTCTTTTTCAATTTCTTTTTGATTAGGAATGATGTAAGTGTTTTTATACAACTCATAACTATCATTTATTTGGTCTTTCGTTCCTAACTCTCCTGCTGTTTTAATACCTACTAGCATAGGATTTGGAATGTGATGCCCAATAATTAATTCTTGAATTACTTGGTCGTTTAACTCAGTTAATTGAGCATCTACATTTTGAGGTGTTAAATGTTCAATTGTTGGAGCTGAATCTTTATTGCCACTAAATGTAATTAGTAAACTATTTGCTCTATCTGTGCCTGTAAATTTTTCTTTTAGTCTTGCTTCGATTTCTTCTTTTTCTTCTTCTGTTGGTCTACCATTTGAGAAGTTAAGAATTGTTCCTGCATTAAAACCACTTTTAATTGCATTTAAACGATAATTAGACAATTCAACATCTACTTCTGCATACACAGCCGAAGCCACATAATCAGGCAATGGATAAGCATCTAAGTCAGGTCTGTATTCTTTTGAAACAAATATTTGTCTGCCTGTTGGTTTATCAGGATCAAACAATGGGATGTATTCTAAATCGGTTTCTTCGGGACTTTGCTTTTGTTTAGACCAGTCTTTTGAATACCAATAGCCATCAGCATCTTTTGCCTTTCTTAAATTGTTATAAGGAAAATGTAATAACTCAAAGTTGTTACCTGCTTTATTCCAAATAACTTCTAAATAATAACCTCCAAACAATTTTTTATCTAAAACACATTTTTTTACTATGTCTTTTAAAGTATCAAAATTAGTATTCTCTTTGTTTAAAAAGTCATTAGCTATTGCTATGTCTTGTATTGATAAATCAGTAGAATCAAAACCAACACCAGCACCACAAATATAAAGAACCTTGCCATTAATAAAAGCATTATGTTTAGAACTACGATTGAATAAATAAAGTAAGTAACCAGGATAGTTATTATAGTAACCGCCTTCTTTATCTGCTCCATAAATTATCCATTCTTTTGATTTTTCTTCTTTAAACACAGGTGTTTTGTGTGCCTGTAGTTTAAGGTTTATTACATCATAAATATTATTCTCCATAAGTTATAATCGTTTTGTTTTGATTATCATAAGCATTAACAACGGGCAATGTACTTTCTACTTTAACCATTCCTATTTCAAGTAAGCCTTCAGCATTTGCAACGTTTAAATTACTTGAACTTGTTTGTTGATAAATAGCATATTCATAAAATCCAGTTTCAGGCAAAGATACAATTCCACTTGTTAAATTAACAGTTCCAGTTGTTTCAGTTATTAAAAATTTATTGTAACGAGTTGGAAAGCCACTAACATCACTTGCAATAAAGTTAACTGTACTCATTAACACCTGATGTTTAAATGAAAATAAATAGTAAGGATTATTTAAAGTAACTTTTTCTGTTAATGTAAATACTAAGAAATTGTTTTGTCCTTTATTTATTATTTGCATAACTTAAAAAGTACCATAAAAACGAAAGGTTGCATCTCTGCAACCTCTCGAATCAAATCAAACGAACAGGAAAATTATATAATGCCTGAAATAACTCCTGAATTTACTTTGTTTGCAGGTAAAGGCTCTTTGCCTGTTAAAGTAATTGAGTAGCCATTTTTATCACCCATTGCTTTGCCAGTTGATGAAGTTCCTGCTGTTAAGTGCATTGCTCTTGTTTCACCTGCTAAGTGATAAACATCATCTGCATCTTGAACAATAACCATCAATCTGTTTTGTGTTAGTAAACGAACAATGTTTCTATTTTTAGCAGTCATTTTATAAACTGAAAAAACTAAACTTTGCTCATAAAAAGTTGTACCATTTTCAATTGATACAGTTGCATTTTCATCAAATTGTGCATCTTCTAACTCAACCTCAACAGTCCAGAATTTTTTTCCTGCTACC